GTCCGTTATATCAAAGAATTTGTACATCACAATACTAGGTCAGATGGAGAATGAATTAGAGAAAGCATTAGAGAATAAGTTCTTCTGCCCATCTCGTTTTGCACAAGAGATTGAGAATCTTGTGCAAGTAAACGTTGAGATGAATTATATTGATGCAATTGTCTACTTCTGTGAACAAAATAATATTGATCTAGAATCAGTTCCTAAACTCATCCCAAAACCTTTGAAAGAAAAGATTAAGTATGAGGCAATGGAACTGAACTTTCTTAAGAAAACTTCACGCGCTAAATTGATTTTTTGATGATGCCGTTTGATGCTTATCGTGAATACCTTGCTCTAAAAAACCACTTCACAAAAGATAGTTACGATTATCATAAGTACTGTGGAAAAAGTAGAGCAACAGTTCAGTCTTTCTACAAACGTAAGGATCGTTTCTGGTTTGAAAAGATTTCAAGACAGAAAACTGATCAAGAAGTTGTAGAATTTTTTGTCGCTAATTTTGTTTCTTGTCCTGATCCAGAAACACTCTGGATTGGAGAAATGATGAAAGAGGGAGAAACAAGATATCAAACTTGGCAAAAGAAAATTCAATCACTTTCATATGTCTTCAAAGAAGAAAGTCAATCTTTATTTGAGGAAAATAAATTTGAGGATGTCTTTAGGTGTTCAAAGGGACATCCTGTTCTACTTAAAAAGTTTTTAAGTGGTAAAGTATCATTGGAAACAATGGTTCTTTTTGATAAGATCTTTGCATACTCAAAGAACTTTGATAAGAAACTTCAAGACCCGGTGTGGCAAACCGTAAGTCGTCGGATTAAAAAATATAATCCGTTTCTAAATATTGATGTACTTAAATTTCGTAAAATCTTGAAAGAAATTATTCTGGAGGATCAATGAGTTTCTTTAGTTCCGAAGTCGTCCGTGCAGAAATGACGGAAATCGCAGAACTTCAAGAACAGATCTACAATAATGTTTTTAAGTTTCCTTCTATGACAAAAGAAGAGAAGCTTGAGCATGTTGAAGTTTTGGAAACTCTTTTGGAAAGGCAGAAAGTTCTTTATACAAGAATGAGTCTGTCTGATGATCCAGAAGCAAAAAAAATGAAGGAACGTATTGTTAGTTCTGCTATTATGATGGGTATGCCTCCTGGCACTGATATGAACATCATTTTGAACAATATGTCCAAAATGCTTGATGTGATGAAGCGGCAGATTGACAAAACGGGTTCCGACCTGTAGAATAACGAAGTACACAAAGGCCAAATCCTACTAATACGGAGAAATCTAATGAGCTTTTCTGATCTGAAAAAACAATCCACTCTTGGTTCTCTTACTTCTAAACTGGTGAAAGAAGTAGAGAAAATGAGTACAACTTCTGGAGGCGCTGATGAGCGTCTTTGGAAACCTGAAATGGATAAAACTGGTAACGGTTTTGCAGTTATCCGTTTCCTTCCTGCTCCAGAGGGTGAAGAACTTCCCTGGGCAAAAATGTATTCACACGCTTTCCAAGGTCATGGTGGTTGGTACATTGAAAACTCTCTGACTACTATTGGACAAAAAGATCCACTGGGTGAACATAACCGTGAACTGTGGAACAGTGGTATTGAATCTAACAAAGAAACTGTTCGTAAGCAAAAGCGTAAACTGAACTATTACAGCAATATCTACGTTGTAAAAGATCCTACAAATCCTCATAACGAAGGTAAGGTCTTCCTCTTCAAGTATGGTAAAAAGATCTTTGATAAGATTATGGAGGCAATGCAACCTGAATTTGAGGATGAGACTCCTATCAATCCATTTGACTTCTGGCAGGGCGCTAATTTCAAACTCAAAATCGTAAAGAAAGATGGGTATTGGAACTACGATAAATCAGAATTTGGTTCTGTTGGACCACTACTGGATGATGATGATGCTCTGGAATCCCTCTGGAAGAAAGAGTATTCGCTGACTGCAATCACTGCTCCAGACCAGTTTAAGTCTTATGAAGAACTTGAACGTCGTATGAACATGGTTCTGGGTCTTAAGAACTCTTCTCCTGCTCGTTCTCGTGCAGTGGTTGAACAAGAAGATGATCTTGAAGAGTTTACTCAAACTCCTACAGTTCAAGATCGTGTAGTAGAAGAACTGGAACAATCTTATGCTCGTTCTAAGTCTCCTTCACTTCCTCAAATCTCTCAAGATGATGATGAAGATGATGCTCTTTCCTACTTCCAGCGTCTTGCTGAAGATTGATCAAGAATAAAGTCTGATATTATCAGCACGTTTCAAGGTGTCGCTCACATATTGAGTGGCACCTTCTTTATATGCCATCATTTCTTCCATATCATCAATAACAATATTTAAGTATCTTGGTTTGAGTACGTAGATATTTCTCTTTGCATCCTCAAGTTTTTCTTCATATTCATAGTTAGTAACTGGGGTAGTTACATTTGAAAGAGTAACTTGAGATTCTGTGAATGCATCATAATAATACCAATCAGAAGCATAGTTTTGAGGAACTTCCAGTCCCGCTGGAATGATTACAACTCCTTGACTATTTTTAATTTCAATTGTTTCATAGTGATGAACACTATAGATTCTTGCATATATTTCTTCTTCAGTGCTCAACCCAACCCCATATTTTTCTCTTAAATAAGTATCAAAAGATACTTGCGTCATTGGCCATTCTGTTTGGATATTGATAATATTGTTTGAGAGAAGAATTACCCAATCTAAAGAAGAGTTATTGTATATTTCAAATGCAACATTATCTGGGCGAGCATCTCCAATAATTTTATATTTCTCAAAGAATGATACTTCTTGAAAAATATCTGGGCGAAGAGTTCCCTTTTTGAATAGGTTCTTTACTTCAATGTAATCACTAATTTTAGCATCTGGTAATCTGCTAACGTATTCAAAAGATGGTAGTTGTCTGAAGTATGGTGTTGCCATTTTAGTATCCTATTTCGGTGTCTAATGCAGTACCATCAAGATTTCCATAATCATCATTAAAGATTGGTTCAAGTTCCTGGAATTGCATTGTTATTTCATAAGAAGTCATTAAACCATCAGCAAATGTCATATAATTTCCTTCTGGGGTGTAGCTTACTGTGAAAGATTGTAATGCACACTCTTTGATTTTATTGATGTATGGATGATCTTTGTCTCTATGTAGATATTGTATTTTGAATGTGTGTGGTGCTTTGAGGAAAAGTTGTGACTGTGTTCTTTGAACTGCCATTCCTTGTTTAAAGAATCTTATAATTTGTCTAATTTGTTCTCTATCAGATTTACCTCTTGCAGATAATTTGAAGGTAAATGTAAAAGGTCTTAAGGTTGGAGCCGTAAATAACAACTCCATATTTGGATTTGTCACTGCACCTTGAGTTCTTGATAATAAGTTTGTTGTTCCCGTTGCTGCTTGGGCAAAATAACTTTGAACCCAAGATTTTGCATCTGTTGAATTTTTGGAAATATCTGTAACTGTTCCCGTAGCACTATTTGCAGCAGGTTCACCTCCACCACCTATTGCTTGCATGGCAATATTTGCGAGAGCTGATTGTATGGGATCCATAGAATCACTTCCCCAAATAACAGCATTTGTATCTGTAATTCCTCCAGGTATTGGTAAGTAGACACTTCCTATAATTAATTCTTCTGTAATTTTTCTTCTTTCTTGAATTGGATTTATTGTTCCTTCTCCACTTTTAAATTTTCTTGGAGAATATTTTACCATATTGAATTTAATTACATCTTGCTGATTAATTTGTAAGTTTGCTGGATATCTTAAGTTTTGGGGAAATTTTGATCTTGATAAACTTTCAGTTTCTTTTGAAGTTAAATCTTTTATTGATTCTTGTGCTTGTTCTGGAGTTAGTGTTCCTCCTTGTGCTGCTGCTTGTGCTTGATTTGGACCACCAGCTGCTGCGTTAGGATTTTGATCTGCAGCGACTGTTGGTAATGCTTTGTTTGGTGCAGCTCCTATTGCTTGTTGGGCTCTGGCAACAGGAACATTTGCATCTTTTGCCAATGCGTTTTGTGCCGCACTATCCATAGATGTTGTTAAAGTATTTGGTCCTGGTTTAACTAACTCCTTTTTAAATCCAGGTCCTGCTGCCTGAGTAAATACCCAACCATTATTTTTTGATTTGTCGGTTGATCTTGTTGCTAATGGTGTCCAAGATGGTACTGGATTTCCTATATCTGGTTTTTGTCTATATTGGAATTCATACTGTATTGGTTTTTCTGAATCAATTGTTCCTGTTCTTCCACTATTGTTATATACTACTCTTGTTCTAACATCATATTTTACACCTTCTATTGTTAATTCACTTGGACCTGAAAGTGCTTCGTATGTGTTTTCGTTAAGTCGTGGCATCAAAAATCCCTCCAATTTGTTATAGGAGTAATCATCTCAATTTTTTGTAGAGTATGAGACATTTATAGATGTTTTTTATTTATTTAGTTCTGAATTTTGCGTATGGAAGAGAACGAAGATAATCAATCTCATTCTTTTTAATCTCTAATAGTTTACTATTAACTTCAA